TGTTAGAGAATGTAGCCCTATCCAGATCGCCAATCATGTGCGGCGGTACTCTGAACATCGCGCAGATCTCTGAGCGTGTGTACTTCCGCATATCGAGAAGCTGTACGTCTTGAGGGGATAGTGATACCGCAGAGAACTTGAGACCCTGCTCAAGAATAGCAACCTTATGTGAGTTAGCTATACCACCATGTGAGGCATTCCAAGACCGTTTAATGTTCTCAAACGAGTCATCATCAAGAATACCATCGGTGTGCAAGACACCTCGCGGCGTTGCATCGTTAGTGAAGACATTAGCGGCATAGTCTCTAGCATCAATTCCGGCACCAATAGCGTTGGCGTTGTACTTAATAGGCGATACACCTGTTACACCGTCCATAGACATTCCACGTATGTGGAGTATCTGATCTGGTTTCATCACATCCTGATCACCATTGTCGAAGGTCACTACGTAGACCACGTTATACTGTGAGTCTTGCTGTACTGAAACGTTCTCAGTCTTAAGCGGTAGAATCTCAACAACCTTGCCAGAGCTCGTTCTATTAATGTAGCCGTAGAAGTTTCCTGACAGGCACAGATTAACCATGATATAGCTGAAAAACTCAGGACCAGTCTGATACTCATTAGGGCTGTTTAGTATTAGGTTGTGCATAGGGGCTGAGTTGTGCAGTTCCTTACCTGCGGGTGTATCTCGGTAGAGGTGACAAGGTAATGTCGCCATAGTGTCCGAGAGAACCTTTACACAGGCATAGACTGAATTAAGACGCATAGCTTGCTCGTTAGTAACAGACTTAGTACCACCTGATACACTTCCGAAGAAGTCAGATAGCGCAGAGCTATTAAACGGTAGACTTATGGGTGCCGCTTTCTCTTGGGACTTACCCCAGTTGAATAGGGCCATACTGGCCTCCTAGTTGTGTGAGTTTTATAAGGTGCGTATTCCGCGATTAGAGTAAACAGCTATCTCTAGACCACCGTTGACCTTGAGTCGGCCCAGGGCCATGACCAAAGAGATAACACCGTCTATCTTGTTTTTATCACCTTGCTTTTTTATTTTGATATTATCGTTAGGATCAATATACAGAACGCAATTGCTCAACATCCAAGACAAAACGGGATCACCGCCGTGTATGATATTCTTAGCTTTAACTGCTTTTTCTAGTTCTTTAGATGGATCAGACATCGACATAATCGACTGTGAGAACTTGACCATTGGAGCGCCCTTTTCTATCAAGGACGCCGATAACTGTGTGGCACCATAGGCATCGTATGCAATCTCTCTGACGTTGTAAGTACCCATAGCTTTCTGGATATCTTCTTGGATATAAGTCAGGTCAGTGATGTTACCTTCGGTTGTGGTTATGTATCCTGCGTTTGTCCACTCGCGGTATTTCTGCCCGATAAAGCCAGAGGCGTTTGCGACGGTATCTTCCGGTAAATAGTGTTTGAGATATGGGTATATCTTACCGTCCTCTACAAATAGTAAAGTCATAGACGCAAAATCCGACACGGACGCCAGGTCCAAACCTATGTAGCAAGGCTTACCCTTAAAATACTCAATTGGTGGTCTTACTCCGGCAGTAGCGTCCCAGTCGTGAGACGATATCCATGCCGCAGAGCTCGACATCCATTGATTGAGTCGCTTGGTCCGAAAGTTGGTCTCGGCACTAGGTGACTCCATGGCTTGTTGAGCCAGGCGCTGAAGATCATCAGGGTAGACACTCACCCCATAATTCGGGTTCGCCTTCTTCCATACTTCGGGATCGCGCCAGTCATCGTCCTCGTCAATAGTCCAGATTGCCGCGAAGAAAGTTTCGTCATTTACGTCTATATAGGGGTCAATAACTTTCATACCGTACTCCCTAACTTGGTAGCAAATACCCTCTCGATTGGTTCCGGCAGTGCTGACACATACGAGTAATGGAGCGGCCCTCGCGCCACTTGCTATGGCTAGTACATCATAGATTTCTGACGATTTATGTACGTGTAATTCATCGATTACTGAAAAGCTAGGATTACGACCCTCTAACGAATTTGCATCCGAAGATAGTGGCTCGAATTTAGACCCAGAGGCTTCGTGGAAAATAGCCGACCTGTGTACCTTCAGATGCTGAAGTAACTGGGGAGACTTTTTTATCATAGCCTGGGCGTCCCCATGAATTATTCGTGCCTGGTCTCGGCTCGTCGCGGCGGAATAGCACTCAGCCGCGCTCTCCCCGTCTGCTATCAAAGAATAGAGAGCTAACCCAGACGAGAACGTAGACTTACCACTCTTACGGGGAACTTCAATATAAGCAGTACGGTATCGACGATATCCATCAGATGATCGCATCCAACCGTAGAGTTGGGAGACAATAAATATCTGCCAGTCTGCAAGGTGTAGCGGCGTGTTGGCTAAGGGGCCTTTAAGATGATTTAAAAAGCCAAAAAACTTAATAACTCTATTAGCGGCGTTGGCATCATAATAGAACTTGGTGTCCTTACCGGTGTGTATTTTGCGATCCTCTATCGCACGGGTACAAGCATATAGCAGAGGTTTAGCGGCGGGTTGTTCGCCAGACACTACTCGCTCTGCATATAGCCAACCCGCAGTGTCTGACTGCGACATAACGTCTCCTACGGGCTTACTTAGCCGCCTTAGTTTTAGCTGGCTTCTTTTTAGGTGAAGGTTGAACTTCTGGCTTGGGTGCTACTGGCTTAGGGGCAACGTAGCGTCGTGCAGTTTCACACCAGACATATGTAATTTGTTCTCTCATGATTTAATCCTTATTATTAAGTTACTATTTACTCTATCCAGAAAGGAACGAGTCAAAACTATCGACCTCAATCGGCTTACTCGCATCGACTTTGGTGCGGGCCGCGGCAGTCATACCGTACTCACCCATCATTCTTACAATGTTAGTGAAGGCCGTATTCATTTGAGCCAAAGCCGCATGGGGCTTCTGGGTTTCTTGACCGTTTGATCCTTCACCAAAGATGATCGGACCATCTGCGGCTACTAAAGCTCTCAGTCGTAGATACATTGATAACTGATCGGCTAACAACGCGAACCCGATTGAATCAACTGCTGTACCGACGCCCATGGAATAACAGTGCGACGCTACCTGGTTATATAACTCGGAAGCTATTGGGTCGTGCTCTGTCCATTCTGGTTTAACGGGCATTCCTGCGGGTAGTTCGACAGAATTGCCGGCCCTATCCTTTCGGAACGTCCCTTCGAGTCTTTTCAGTGCTTCCGGTTTTCGTTTTCTTCCGGCCATGATTACCTCCTCAGATCTTAATGGACTTGATGGAATCGGTTAGGGTCGTGCAGAGGCCATCAAGGCCAAGACACAAAAATAAGGGCGGTTTTGGCCGAGGAGACATGTCCGGCACCCAGTGAGGAGGTCTGGGCTGTGCTAGGTCCGCAAACTAGCGATTATTAATATCCTATAGACTAAGAGCATTGGCTCTGGAGCGTCGGGGCTCAAAGGGTCGCAGGAGGTCTCAGGAGCCTGTTTGCCTTGTTTTATGTGTATCTATGGATATTCCTCGATTAGGCGGTAAGTTCGCCTAGGATCTCGTTTTATTGGGTATTTATCGCTTTTTCTCGCTACCAGAAACCCATGCCCAATTTGGCATTACACAAGATCGACTGGGGGCGCGCTCTAGCGTCCATAAAAACCAGGTATTGAAGGGCCCCCTAGGGGCCTTTCTAAGCCCTTTTAAGGGTCTATCCCTGGTGCTTGGTTAGGGTAACGCTAAAGCCCGTTAGAAGCGCATACAGGGCCATATAGCGTGTATTCTTTGATTTTGCATGGTTGGCGGGGTTGATTTGGGGCCATATTGGGCAATATAGGCACCTTTTAGGCCGTTTGCCTGGTCATATGGGGCCAAATGGGCACCTGGTCACCTGGTATCTGGTCACCTGGTCACCTGGTCCGCCTTATACCAGGGTCGCTAATAGACCCTAAATGTGTAACTATTTAATACGTATTAATATGTACAGTAACTTGCAATACAGTAACCGCTATTGTTATAATGCACTACGGCGGGGAAAACAGCGCCCAAGTGTAAACGATAACCATTATCATTAACTAAAAAGGCACAACACCATGAACAACGAATACTCTTTTACAGAAACGCAAATATATAATGTACATAAACTCTGCCTAGTAATGCTAGAGGCCGGCCTGACGACAGACCAGGCATTTTCAATGCTTAAATGCTCCCTCGATTCTAATTATGAGCTAGATAAAGTAGAGCTTGATTTGTACCGCGTGGCTATGGATTTTAGAAACGGTCTGAACCGGAACGCCGAGCAATTCGCGCTCGATCTACGCGCCGCCTGGTATAAGGGGTAATTTATGAATATTACAACAATAAACCCGGCTTACCTATCCAAAGCAAAACGTCTATACACCGCCGACCGCAAATATTGCGCCCTGGTAGATAATAATAGCGCCGCCATGGATCACTATGTGAGCAGTGATAGCTACACCGAGAACGGCGAGAATAGACTAGAGGAAAAACAAAACCGAGCGACCGAAAAACTGTGGCAACGGATCTGGGATATTGCGGAAGATATGCCCGCGCGCGAACTAAAACACCTGGACCGAATTTACAAGGCGTTCCATGGCTATGAGTCTTGTTTTTATAATCAATAAGTTCAGTAACTTTGCAATTAACTACATTAGGGAATAAAACAACATGCGATATTTAAACCAATCAACCAAAACAGTTAAACCGGCAAAACAACGCGGCTTTGTATTGTATGACGGCCCTAGTATTTTAGACGGGGAGCCCATTGTCGTTATTGCCACGCTAGAGACCAGCAACCGCAAAACCGGCAACCTTATCCAAACCTGGATTTTACGTAGTGACATATCACCCACGGACGCCGCAAAAATTGGCCTGGATGCTAGTATATGCGGCCAATGCCCTTCCAGGCATTTCAACGGCGGGGCCTGTTATGTAAACATAGGCCACGCACCGCTGGCGATCTATAAAGCATACAAGCGCGGGTTATATCCGGCCTTTGATCCTATCGCCCACGCCGACTATATAACAGGGCGCAAAGTTCGCCTTGGTGCCTATGGCGACCCCGCCGCCGCGCCTTTTGAAGTCATGGACTCAATCGCTAAAATGGGCATATCTTGGACGGGTTACACCCATCAAATAAAACACCGCGCTTTTGATTCGCGATTTATTGAGCTATGCCAGGTTTCCGCCGATTCGCCAAAACAGGCTCTCAAGTATCAGGCAATGGGTGCCAAAACTTTCCGCGTAGCAATGGAGGGCGACGCCCTGGCGGACGATGAAATCGAATGCTTGGCTGATTCAAAAAATATTCAATGCATCGATTGCATGCTTTGCGATGGTGCCAGCAAAAACATAGCCCTAACCGTCCACGGTTCGCGTAAATCCAAGTTTAAAACCTCAATGATCCAGGTGCTAGAGATCGCATAAAATCCAGCAACTCATTGACGCGCAACACCAACCAGGCCCGCTTTTGTGGGTCTTTTGGGTATCACTAACTGAAGGATATAAGACCATGAAAAACGCACTTTCTAGCACTACCCTGGACGCACTTTGTTTATTCGCCACCTATGGCCCTGTAAGCATTACCAGGTACGTCATAATCAAACTAGCTTGCAATGGTTACATGCGGGAAGCCTGGAACATGGCAGACCATCTGTCCGAGCCAGAGCAATCATTCGCAGATATTGATTTTATCCACCGATACCAGTTGAAGCAATTGACCGCTCATTGATAACACCGCCACCAACCAACCAGGCCCGCTTATGTGGGTCTTTTTGGTATCACTAACTAAAGGTAAAGAGCTATGACACATGAAATTATTGATTATCAAAATGGGGATTATTAACAATGAGTAATCTAAACTTTGAGTTTTTCGAGAATGACGGACCTATACACGCCTGGACGGGTTCCAAAAACAGGGTAATGGTATCTATTGAGCGTTGCAATTTACTGTACTCATTCAGGTCTATGGATGAAGCGATAAACCATTTATATTGTACCGGTTTTAAATCCACGGCTAGAGCCCTACACAAGCACCAGGGATAAACAACACCAACCAACCAACCAGGCCCGCTTATGTGGGTCTTTTTGGTATCTACTAGCCTGGGGCCTGATCTAGAAACACTAAAGGCCGGCCATATTAAAGGGATACCCAAAAAGGCTTACAATATCGATCTAAGCCCTTTTTGAGGCTTAAGACTACCAGGGGTAGGACCATGAATTTAAGGCCTTAGAATGGATTTTAAAAAATCTTGGATTTTTGCCTAAAAATGCCCCTTTTTGGTG